TAACCGATACATCTTACGGTGTGATGGACTCAGGTTGGAAGTATCAGTACGACAAGTACAACGATGTCTACCGTTGGGTTCCACTCAATGCTGATATTGCTGGTCTTTGCGTTCGTACAGATCTACAACGCGACCCATGGTTCTCACCAGCTGGTCTAAATCGTGGTCAGGTTCGTAATCTTGTTAAGTTGGCATTTAACCCAACTCAATCAGAGCGCGATACGCTATACAAGGCAGGTGTAAACCCAGTCGTTTCCTTCCCAGGAGAAGGTACTGTTCTCTTCGGAGACAAGACTCTACAGGGTCGCCCAAGTGCCTTTGACCGCATCAATGTTCGTCGCCTCTTTATTGTTCTTGAAAAAGCAATTTCTACAGCTGCTCGTTCAAGCCTCTTTGAGTTCAACGATGAGTTTACAAGAAGCCAGTTCGTGGCACTTGTAGAACCATTCCTCAGAGATGTTCAGGGTCGTCGTGGTATCTTTGACTTCCGCGTTGTTTGTGACGAAACAAACAATACAGCAGGAGTTATTGACCGCAATGAGTTTGTTGGCGATATCTACATCAAACCAGCAAGAAGCGTAAACTTCATCCAGTTGAACTTTGTCGCTGTTCGCAGTGGCGTAGCCTTCGACGAGATCGTTGGACGCTTCTAATAAATAGAATAGGATAAAGTCAGGAGAATACAATGGCTTTTAATGTATCTGAATTTCGTTCTCAAATGCAGTTTGATGGCGCTCGCGCTAATCTCTTTGAAGTCGAGATGAACTTTCCATTTTTTGCGCTACCAGGGAACGCAGCAAGAAAGCTGCGTTTCGTTTGTAAAACTGCTCAGATCCCAGGATCTACAGTTGGCGTAGTACCAGTACAATACTTCGGTCGCGAAGTAAAGTTTGCTGGCAACCGCACATTCGCAGATTGGACAGTAACCGTTCTAAACGATGAAGATTTCGTAGTCCGCAACGCATTCGAGCGTTGGATGAACGGAATTAATTCTCATCGCTTTAACACTCGCTCCGCTTCTGCTGCAACGCCAATTTCTTATGGTGTAGATGCCTTTGTTAAGCACTATGGCAAAACAGGCAAACTTATCAAACAATACAAGTTTATTGGCATGTTCCCAAATGACCTCGCACCAATAGATCTCGACTGGGGTAACAATGACTCTATCGAAGAATACTCAGTGACTTTTGCATATCAATGGTGGGAAGCAGCTGCCGAAAGCGTTGTTTGATCATTCGGGTTACTATTTTATCATGGAGTTAACTTATGGCAGGAATTAATCTATTTGGATTCCAAATAGTTCGTGCTGGTCAAACAGAGCAATTACAACCAGCAGTTACTGCACCAACTACAGATGATGGTGCAGTAACTGTTACTTCTGGTGGGTATTTCGGCACGTACTTGGATCTTGATGCTACATTTAAAAACGAAAACGATCTTATCACTCGTTATCGTGAAATGGCTATGCAGCCAGAACTTGAAGCAGCAATCGATGATGTCGTCAATGAGTCTGTTGTTCATGACGAAAAAGGTAAATCCGTAACAATTATTCTTGACGATCTAGATCAGCCAGACAATATTAAAGAAATGATTCGCGCAGAGTTTGATGAAGTTCTGCGTCTATTAGACTTTTCTAACAACGGTAATGATGTTTTTCGCCGTTGGTACATTGATGGAAGATTGTACTATCAAGTTCTAATTGACGAAACACAACCTAAACTTGGTATTCGCGAACTAATATATCTCGACCCTCGCAAGATTAAAAAGGTCAGAGTTATAGATAAAAAGAAAGATCCAAGAACAGGCATTGAAGTTGTTACAGGCTCTCGTGAGTTTTATATTTACAATGATAAAGCAACCACGCTAGGTCAAACCTTTGTTTCATCACCAACAGATGCAGGAGTAAAGATTGCTGCTGATGCTGTTGTAAATGTAAACTCTGGTTTAATGGACCCTAAACGCCAGATGGTACTGTCTTATCTACATAAGGCAATCAAACCACTTAACCAGCTTCGTATGGTTGAAGATGCTATCGTTATCTATCGTATCTCTCGCGCACCAGAACGCCGCGTGTTCTATATCGATGTCGGTAACATGCCGAAGATTAAATCAGAACAATATCTTCGCGATATTATGACGAAGTTCCGTAACAAGGTTGTTTATGATTCTTCAACTGGCGAAGTCAAAGACGATCGTAAGTTTATGTCAATGATGGAAGACTTTTGGATTCCACGTCGCGGTGAAGGCAAGTCAACAGAGATTACTACGCTACCAGCTGGAGAAAATCTTGGTGAACTTGCTGATGTTAAGTATTTCGAACAAAAACTTTACAAGTCATTAAATGTTCCTATTTCAAGACTAGAATCTACTACAGGATTTACACTTGGTAGATCTACAGAAGTAACACGCGATGAATTGAAGTTTATGAAGTTTATCGAACGACTTCGTGACAAATTCTCATTAATGTTTGATGAACTCATGGAGCGTCAACTTGCATTAAAGGGCATTTGTTCGGTAGACGAATGGAACGAATTAAAGCAAAAGATACACTACGACTTCTTAAAGGATAACAATTTTGCAGAACTAAAGGCATCTGAACTATTGGCAAACAGATTGCAGGTTATGCAACAGATTGATCCATATGTTGGTGTATATTTCTCGAAGGATTGGATCCGCAAGAAAGTATTGAACATGAACGAAGAAGAGATTGAAGAAATCGCAAAACAGATTGAATTAGAAAAAGCAGAAGAACCAGAACCTATTGAGGTTGGTGCTGCACCTGGTGTTGCTGAACCACAACCAACAGCAGCACCTCAAGCAAATGATATTAATCAAATGTTTAAATCACAACTAACTAAATAATTGGAGATATTATGGATACCGTAGAATTAGTAAATTTAGCAATTGCTGGCGATAAAGATGCTCTAGAAACAGCATTCAATAACGCTATGGCTGCTAAAGTTACAGACGCTTTAGAAATTAAAAAAGTAGAACTCGCATCTAACCTATTAGGCACAGAAGAAACAGATGAAACTACAAACGCTACGATCGAAGCTGACGGAACAGATGGATCAACAGACATCCAGCATGAACCAACAGCAGAAGAATCAGCAGACACAGAACAGAACTAACGCGCAGCGTATTGCTCAGTTAGTTAGAGCTGGTTTGATGCGAACCAGTGAGTTGCCTGCACTCAAACTTGCAATGGCGCGGCACGCTAAAGTTGGTGATGTTGCAAAACTACCAAAAAATCAACGCGATGTATTAAATCGTTACTATCAATCTACAGCATCAGCAGCTCTTGGTTCTCAGCAATCAACAACTGCTGTTCGCCGTAATATTATGAATGGTTACGAAATTTCCCGCGACGATTATATTAGCGAAGCAACATTCAGCGATCCTCCTATGATGCTCATATTAAAGCGTCAAGGAATTAGAATTTTCCCTGACGGTAAGCGTGTTGCATTGTATAAGAACGAAAAGCTCGGGTTGTCATTTACAGTACCATATTCTTCAACTGGACCAGAACAAGAATTGACTGGCGTTTCTGAAGAAGTTGAAGATGTAATGGAAAGCCTAGATCAAGTTGCAAAGTATGCTCAAGAAGAATCGCCAAAACAAACAGCTCGTCATATGAAATTTGATGATGGCTCTAAACTTAAAGTCAGTCATGGTGCAGCAAAAGCCATTCATATGGTCCATGGTGCATTAAACGACGAAAATAAAAAGAAGTTTGTTGAAATGCTTAATACTCCAAAGGGATTTGAAAAGGCAGCACACTTTTCCTTGAGTAAAGTAAACTTTTCGATTGGTGGTAAATGAGCAGCATCTTCTCAGCCATCAAAAATATTATTGTTGAGGCGGTAAAACGCAATCGTAATGTTGTGCGCATGGGTCGCACAAAACTTGTTCGTGCTCGTGTGCGTACAGTTAAAGGTAAGGTTACAGTGCAACGCAGAAAGAAGTTTTCTGCTGTAAAGGGTTATACAATTCGTGGTGGTAAAGTTACTCGTATGACTTCAGCTGAAAGACTAAAAAGAAGAATTTCGCAGCGTAAGGGTAAGATTAAGCGTAAAGCAAAAGCAGCAAGAGCATTAATCAAAAGAAAAAGATCAATGCGTCGTAGACAATCACTAGGATTAAAATAAATGAAACTAATCACAGAAACAATCGAATCAGTAAAGTTAATCACCGAAGAAAAGAACGGTGTGAAGACTCTTTACATTTCAGGTCCATTTCTTGTTGCAGAAACTAAGAATCGCAACGGTCGTGTGTACAAAACTGACACTCTTATGAAAGAGGTCAATCGTTACAACGAAGAGTATGTAACTAAGAACCGCGCATTCGGCGAATTGGGTCATCCAGATTCACCATCAATCAACCTAGACCGAGTATCACACTTGATCACCTCTTTAAAGCAAGAAGGTAATCAGTGGATCGGTAAGGCTAAAATTCTTGAAACACCAATGGGTAAGATCGCCAAGTCTCTTATGGAAGGCGGTGCAACTCTTGGTGTATCATCACGTGGCATGGGTTCACTTAAAGAAGTGAACGGTGTTAATGTGGTACAAGACGATTATTATCTAGCCACAGCGGCAGATATCGTAGCGGATCCGTCCGCACCAGGGGCTTTCGTTCAAGGCATTATGGAAAATAAAGAGTGGGTGTGGGATAATGGTAAGGTCAAAGAAATTGATGTTAACGCATATTATGAACAAATTAAGAACGCAAAGCAAAAACAAATTGACGAAATCTCATTGAAGATCTTTGAGAATTTTGTGTCAAAACTTTAAAATTTATAAATATATTTACTTCTTTAGGAGTTAACTAAAATGACAAAGTCTCTATCAGAATCTGCTGCTGAAATTCTCAAAGCATCACTTGCATCAGCAGGTAAGGAACCAGCCGCAAAACTACCAGGCGAGGAAGAAGACCTCGGCGGCGCAACAGAAACACAACCAGAAGGCGACGATCTCGGCAAAAAGGCATCAGCTAGCGTAAAGCAAGCAGCCAAGCCAGGACAGAGCGGCGCACCATCTGAGCCAATTAAGAAAATGGCTGCAGAAGAAACAGAAGAAACAGAAGAAGTTCTTGACGAAGAAGAAGAAGTCGTCGAGGATGAAGTTGAAATTTCTGAGGCAGAACTAGCAGAAGCCAAGAAGAAGATGAGAATGGACATGGTCGCCAAGCACAAAGGCTCAATGGCTGAAGATGTCAATGCTCTTTTCAATGGCGAGTCGCTTTCTGAAGAGTTCCGCGTCAAAGCAACAACTATCTTCGAAGCAGCTGTTCAGTCTCGCGTAGAAAAGATCGTTGAGGATGTTATTGCCGACAACGAATCAATTCTTGAA